CCACAGCCGCATGGCAGGGTTCAACACTGAGGAACCCGCCCTCCAACTCGACTTCATGCTCAGCCCCAACCGAGCCCGCCGCTACGTGTCCCAGCTCATCCAAGCGCTGCGCGACTTCGACATGGCCCAGGCAAAGCAAAACCCCCCAGCACCCGAAGACTGAGGGGTTCTACCTTCACGGCCCACCCGAGAAGTAAGCAAACACCATCCTATAGCAACCCGAGTAGAAAAGAGCAACCGCAATGAGCTGGTTCCAGAATAACCACGACAACTGCGTCACCGTGTCGGCGTACAACGCCGCGATCGACACCTGGGAACGCAAGTACAACCTGGCAAAGTCAGAGAAAGACATGTGGATGAGCACCGCCAGAGGGCTCGACGAAGCAGTTCGGCGTCAGCGTGCAGCAGTACCCGTCACGTTGGGATTCGACTGGGCATCCCCGGTTGGCAGGCTGTACCCCATATATGGCAACCGCTACGAACCGACGCCCGAGCAGCTCCGCAACCGCGAGAAGATCGACTGGCCTTCCACCGCCGAAAACATTCTGGCCCGCGACCTCGCCGTTGCCCGCGGTCTGCACTACCAGGCGATCGTCGACCGCAACAAGCTCCAGGAAGCGGTCAACGCCCTGAATGGACTGGTCGAAAGCCTCCAGACCCGCAACGCCCGGGTCGACGTCGCCGCCGACAAGCTACGCGAAGAACGCGATGGCTCCCTGCTACGGAGCACCACGCTCGCAGCCGAAAACGCCCGCCTCCGCGCTCAGGTCGACAGGCTCGAAGCTAGAACCAGCAGCACCTACGAGGTGGAAGCCAACGCCGCGCTCCGCAAGGAAAACAACCAGCTCCGCAGCGAGCTTGCCGACTGGCGCTCCGGCCGCAGTTTCTTTAGTGGACCTACGCCGCCGAAAATCACCAACAACACTTTCGGCCAAGCCGGTTACTGCGCATGCCCTGGATGCAGCAAATATGGCCCGTTGCCTGGACATGGCTAGCACCCGCGGCCGAGCGCCGCTCCCCTGGCCGGAAAGCCTCACCGACGGTGTCACCAACCTGGGATACACCGACAGCGGCATCAAGGTCGGCGGCGACGTCCCCATGTGGCGCCACACGAAGTTCCCCGACCTGTACCTCATCGCCGTGGCAAGCAACATGCCAGGGAGCACGGATGTCACCGCGTACTGGAAGGCAAGCCCCCGGGCTCGCCGGCTGAGCGTTGACATGGTCATCGCCCTGCTCACCCTCGAACTTTCCACGAAAAGCGAAATCACCTGGAGGACCAAATAATGTGCGACGAAGACCCGCTCTGCTTCTGCACTCTCGACGACCTGCCCGACCCGGACCTCACGATCCTGGACACCGGGCTGTGAACATCGACGCTGACCCGTGGGGGGTTCCACCCCAGGTGATCGTCCGATCGGCGCACGGCCATGACATGGGTATCACCGTCACCGTCACCGGCGTCGAAGACGTACCTGGTGCTGAGCCCGCCGTGAGGGTGGCACTGTCACACGGTGTGCATAGGGTTGAAGAGACGGTGCGGGACAACAAGCAAGTCGTCTACGCGGTTATCGTCAAGCTGGCGAACGAGCTGGGGACTGTCCTCGACAGGAACCAGAGCAGGATAAAGAAAATCTTCAACAGGTCTTGACAGACATGCCAAAGACTGACACCATAGTCTCACACCCACCGAGAAAGGAACCACAATGACAGAAGCATCAGAGCTTGCAGAAGTGCTCAAAGTTCGCGTCCAGAACATGGAAGCCAGGGACAGGAACCAGACCAGCGAGAACAACCGCCTGCTCCACGAGGCCAACGCGGCAGCGATCAAGGTCAACGGACTCCAAGCCGAAGTCACCCGCCTCCTCCGCGAAGCCAAAGCCAACAATCCCCAGTACCAGATGACGCTCAATCGCCTCGACCAAACCATCGCCGACCTCCGCGCCAACGTCGCCCACTGGGAAAGGGTCGCCGAGAGCCGCGCCGAGGTGTGCGACTCTCTCCGCGCAGCCAAAGCCAACAACTACTTCGAAGAGAACAACCGCCTCCAGCGCCAGCTCAACGAACAAATCGAAAAGAACCAGGTCCAGCTCACCCCGGCCGGCTACAGCAACCTCCTCGACCGTCTCTCCACCGCCGAAAACGAGCACAGAGTGTGGAAAGCACTCGCGCAGCAGAATCGTGCCGAACTCGACAAGCTGCAAGACGAGTCCACGGTCACGTCGCTCCGCGGCGAAGTCTCCCACTGGAGAGTTCGCGCTGATGACCTCAAGGCCGAGCGTGATTCTTTGCGCACTCAGCACGCCAAAGCCGACGCTCACACGCAGAAGGAACTCAACGATCTTGTCGCAGAGAACAGGGAGAAAGGCCACCAGATCGACAAGCTGATCATCGAACGCGCCTGCCTGATCGACGGGCTCGGCCAGAGCGCCAGCCCACGCCAAACCTTCGTCGTCCACGCCAAACCCAACTCGGTAATGATGAACTGCCAGTTCCTCGGCGACCGCGTCATCGTCGGCACACTCAAAGACGTCGAAATCCGAATCATCAACGTCCCCGCGATCAACCTCCCGAAAGGAACAACCAAATGAGCCTCAACAACCCCGACGGTGCAGAGCTGGCCCGCGCCAAGCGCATGCTCGCCAACGTCGCCCCGCAGAGCATCACTGCCCAGTACCCCGAACTCGCCGCGGCTGTCAACGCCGGCCTGAAACTCCAGGCCGAGCAGCCCGGCTACACCGACAAGCCGTTCGAACTGCCCGAGGTTGTCAAGACGGTCGCCGCCGCGCTCACCCCGCCGTCGTTCGACCTCGAAGCGCTCCTCGAACAGGCCCGCACCAACATGAGCCTGCCCATGAAAGTCGCTGACGGTGAACTGCCCGCCGCCGACCCCGACCTCGTCAACACCCTCGTAGCTCGCGCCGACGAATACAAGCGTGAGATCGACCGTGCCACCAAAGAGCGCGCCAAGATCACCGGCCTGCTCAAAGAAATGGTCCTCGCCACCCGGGTAGAAGGCGCAGACATCCCCAAGACCGTCGCCCTCACCGTCCACGGTGCCCCCGTGTTCGCCGTCACCCACGTCGTCAAGCGCGAACTCGACCAGGCCGCGATCAAAGCCAAGCACCCCGACATCGCCAAGTGGGCGATGTACTGGAAGGAGACCAGCATCGACTCTGGCCTGTACAAGTAACATGGGCCAGCAGATCGCCCTCGGTCTCGCCGACGGTCTCCTGATCGTCGGCGCCACCGTCGCCGCCTGCTTCATCTGCCTCACCCTCGCCTACATCCACATCCGAAACCAGTAAGGAGGCCACCCATGATCAACAGCACATTCCCCAACGGTCTACGCACAAAGCAGATCACGGGCGGCCTCATCATCCAACAGCGCCGCCGCCTGCTCCTCGCCGACCAGCCTGGAGCAGGCAAGACCGCCCAAGCACTCCTCGCCCTCGAACTCGACAAAACCTTTGAACGTGAGAGTGTGACCCTCATCACCACCACCCTCACCGCCTGCCAGCTCACATGGGCCAGCGAACTCAGCGACCGTCTCGCCAGCCAGCACAACATCCTGCTGTGCGACCTCACCTCCCCCGGCTTTGATAAGCGCAGACGCGATCACCGGCCGAAGAAAACCATGCCGTCGCTCGCCGAGCGCAACAAGCAACTGGAACTCGCCGTCATCGAAGCCCACGACCTCGGCCTCCCGCTCGTCGTCCTTGCCAACTTCGAGATGCTCCGCTGGATCCACACCGCCCCGCCGAAAGTCCCCGCACTCTGGGATCTCACCATCGACAACATCATTATCGACGAATCCCACCTGGTACTGCCGACCAAAGACGACGCCCGTGAGACGGTGTCCCAGTTCTGGTACGGCCTCCTCAACCTCCAATTCTCCGACAACCCCATCAAGCTCGCCATGAGCGGCACCCCCGACCGTGGCAAGCTGGAGAACCGCTACGGCACCTGGAAGTTCCTCACGCCCCGCCAGTACACCGACTTCTGGAGCTGGTGCGAATCCCAGTTCATCCTCACCTACGAGGACTGGGGCGGAGTCACCGTCGGCAAGCAACGTTACCCCGAGCAGTGGGCCCAGACAGACCAACGCCTCATGCTGCGCCGCACCAAAGCGGAAATGCTCGAAGGGCTCCCCGAGAAGCAGTGGGCTGGCAACGGCGGCATCGACCTCCCCCTGACAGCCACACAGAAGATCGAATACGACGCCTACATGGACACCCTCGTAGACCTGGAGGCTGACCTCCTGGAGCGCGCCGGCGACCAGCAAACACCCCACCAGGTGAAGCTCGCCAACCGGGCCAAAGCTATGAAGCTCACGTTCGGGCTCCGCAGCCAGCAAATGGCGACCTGCACCTGGGACTTCTACACCGCGCAGAACCCTGACGGTGGCACGATGACCACTGGAATCCCCCGTGTCGCCGGCCCCGAGTGCAGCAACAAGCTTGCCTGGCTCCTCGGCTTTCTCGAAGCTCGCGGCCACCTCACTACCAACTGGGACGAATCCCTCGGTAAAGTCGTCATCGTGTCGTTCTTCACCCAGATCCTCAAATGGCTCAAAGCCGAACTGGCCGCCGCCGGCGTCGGTGCTGAGATCATCAGCGGCGAAACCTCCGGCGTCGACAAACAGCGCATCGAAGCTCGCTTCCAGCGCGGCGACCTCCGCATCGTCCTCCTCAGCGGCTACCTCGGCGTGTCCATCAACCTCGACGCCGCCGACGACATGGTCTTCATCGAACCCAACGCCGACCCCGACAAACTGGAGCAGGCAGAAGACCGCATTCACCGTGCCAGCCGCAACCACATCTGCACCTACTGGCGGCTGGTTTCGAAAGGAACCAGCGACGTCGTCGTACTCGGCACCGCCGACAACCGCTACCGCGACACCCGCCGATCCTACGACGGTGACCGCGGCGTCCAGTTCGCCCGAAAAATGCTCGAAAGGACACACAACTAATGGCCTACAAAAAAGCCGCCGTCTTCCAGCCGGTCATCATGTTCGACCCCACCACCCCTGAGGACAAGCTCGCCGTCGACATGGTCTACAGCCTCCAGAAAGAGGTTCGGAAGACGATGAACACCGATCGCAGCGCCCAGGTCACCATCGGGATCAGCGAGATCGGCACCGACTGTCTCCGCTGCCTGGTGCGTAAGCTCAGCGAAGAATACGCCGACGCCGGCGGCGGCAACGACGGTTGGAAAGCTCAGGTTGGCACGTTCATCCACGCCGGCCTGGAGGAACACTTCACAAAGCACCTCGCCACCCACGAGAACGCCGTCGCCACCGACAAAGCTCCCCTCTACCACCCCGAACGCCAGCTCTGGGTGCTCGAATACAAAGGGTTGAAGCTCGGCGGCCACTGTGACCTGTTCATCGAAGGGGCCAGCTTTGGCCTCGTTGATGACTGGAAAACCCAAGGCCCGGCCGTGCTGAAAAAGACCGGCACCGGCAAGATCCCCGCCTACTACCACGTTCAGATGCACACCTACGGGCTCGGCTACGAACTCCTCGGATTCAAAGTCACCCACGTCGTGCTGTACGCCCTCCCCCGTGACGGTGATCTTGACGAGGCACGCCCCGTACTCATGCGCTACGATCGGCAGGTCGCAGTCGACGCCCTTCAACGCATCCGAAGCTTCCTCGACGCTCACGAGCTGTTGGAGAAGATTTACCCCGGCGAAGGCTGGGAAAGACTTATCCGTGCACAACCCAAGGCCGCATCGTGCTGGGACTGTGGACGGTATGAGAACCATGACGAGCGAACGTTCATGGCTAACCTGACCGATTGAGCCCGTAAAGCTATCGGTCAACACCTAACAGAAATGAGCAATCAGATGGTCCAGTTCAACACCCAGCAGGAAGATGATGCCGTATGGGGCATGATCGGTGGCCGCAGTATCCCGGCCCTGAAATTCTCCCAGGAAATGCCCGCCGGCAGCCAGAACTACGTCGCCTTGCCGATCGGCACCTGGTACGAGGGAACGCTCGCTGAGCCGCCCCAGAAGCGCCAGGTCACCGACTTCAAGAGCAAGGACCCGAAGTTCTTCAAAGACGGTTCCCCGATCGAGGAGATCATCCTCACCCTCAACACCGGCTACGCTGACCCCGCCAACGCTGAGGACGACGGCCAGCGCCGCCTGTTCTGCGGCCAGGGATTGAAGCGTGCACTCCAGGACGAGCTGCGCCGCCTGAACATCAAGCGGTTCGGTCTCGGCACGCTCATCAAGGTCACCCTCACCGGATTCAAGCCCAACCCCGGTGGTCAGGCGATCAAGCTGTACACAATGGAGATCCGTCCCACCGAGTACGTCGCACCCCAGGAGCAGTCGGTATTCGCCGGCCTCGCTCCCCAGGATGCACCGTACCAGGCCCTGCCTTACGGCGGCAGCCCCACGCCGCAGTACAACGCGCAGGCACCCCAGCAGGTGCAGCCGCAGGCAGCGCAGTACGTCGCGCCGCCGCAGCAATACGTGCCGACCCCGGCCGGCCAGCAGCAGGCACACTACCAGGCGCCGCCCGTGCGTCAGGCAGCACCCGCGGCGGCAGCGCCGGCAACGAACGGCGTGGACTTTGCCGCGCTGATCGCCCAGCACCAGGCAGTAGCAGCAGCAGCGGCACCCGTCGCTGAGCCGGCCGCCGACCTGACGCAGTACCTCGCCAAGATCGACATGCTCATCGGCGCATCCGTGCCGCGTGACGTTGCGATCAACGCCGTGTCCGACGAAGCAGGAGGAGACGCCGCATTCCGGCAGCTCCTGGAAGACAGTCACCCCTTCTAAACTGCTGCACCGAAAGGGGCGTCCCGTTGTAAGCTGACGGGACGCCCGTCGACGCACGACACCCACCGAGAGAAGGGGCGTTTTGAACGACTTCCAACAACTCCTCAGCCTGCTAGGGCGCGAGGGCGAAACAATCCGCATAGCCCGTGGTGACGCCAGCACCTTCAAAACATACCTGGTCGAATGGTTCAACCTGCCCCAGCTCGACGGCAGCTCAGACTGGAACTTCTGGTTCGAGCTGAACCCCTCCCTCTACAACGAGCCCAAGGGCCGCAGCTCTGCCCAACACGTCACCCGCCTCACCGCGCTGTACGCTGACCTCGACTACGTCGACAAGCCTGGCGGCAAAGGACTCGCCGACCTCGCCACCGCCTACAAGGTGATCAACGACCTCAGCAACGCGCTCGGCACCCCGCCGGCCGCGATCGTACACACCGGCCACGGCGTGCAACCGTACTGGCCCGTCGACGGTGCCAGTATCACTGACATCAACCGCAACGACACCGCGCTGCTCCTCACCCGCTGGGGCATCTTCGTGCAGAACATCGCCCGAGCCAACGGCGGCACCGCCGACAGCGTCTTCGACCTGCCCCGCATCCTCCGCATGCCCGGCGGCATCAACATCAAGAACCCCGATCTGCACGTCCCCACCTCCGTCCAGTTCATCAATGACTGGCAGGCCGTCGACACCGAACAGGTCGGCGACCTCCTCGACGAATACAACATCCACGGTGAACTCGCCGAGGTCTCCGGCGACACCGTCAGTCCTGCTGCCGACTGGGAATGGGCCGAACAGTCCTGCCACTTCTACCAGGTTGCCACCCAGGAGATCGCCACATCAATCCCCAGCGCCCGCCACCCGTGGGCCCTGAAATATGCTGCAATCATCTACGGCATGGTGCGTGACGAATGCGTCACCGAAGCAGACTTCAACGCGCTCATGGCTACGTTCCGCGGCCGGTTCGAATGGCTGCTCCAGAATGAAGGCACCGCCCGCCCCGTCGGGCAGTACGAATTCAGCCAGATCCTCAAATTCGGCCGAAATAAGGCTGAGACCTGGTCGGCCCAGAAGCTCGCCGACGAGCTGCGTCAGCACACCCACGGTGACATCACCACAGCCTTCCAGTCCCTGACGGGGCAGGCGCCTCCTAACCCTGCCCCGTCAGCTCCAACCCCAACCCACAATGATGCCACAATCAGCAGCATCTTCACCCGCCGCACCGTACCCTCCACCACGACAAACGACATGACACAGGGCGCCCTCGCCCTCGACATCGACCGTCGCAGCGGAGAGCGCATCCTCGGCGCCACCTTCACCGACACCGGCAACGCCGAACAGCTCGCGCACGCCCTCAAAGCGAACTTCATCTGCGTCCCTGACGTTGGCTGGCACCTCTGGGACGGAGCAACCTGGAAGCTCGACAGCCAGGGCCGCGTCATGGAAGCCACCAAAGACCTGTTCGTCCAGCTCCTCAACACCGCACCCGACGAAGCCCACCGCAAGTGGGCACACGGCAGCCTCTCGGCCGGCAAGCTCAAAGCAGCCCTGGAGCTGACGAAAACCGTACCGTTCATCAACGTCGAAGCGTTCGACCTCGACAACAAAGGGTACGAGCTGAACACCCCCGCCGGCGTCGTCAACCTCCGCACCGGGGAGCTGCGCCCAGCGAACCCACTCACCGACCGCCACACGAAAGTAACTGGATTCGCCCCCGCCCACATGCCGACGCCCCTGTTCGACGCATTCCTGCTCTGGGCTCTCGGCGACCGGCCGCGGATCGAATACCTCCAGCGCGTATTCGGGATCGCCGCGATCGGTAAGCTGCTCGCCAACCTGTTCCCGATCTTCCTCGGCATCGGCGGCAACGGCAAAAGTGTCCTGCTCAGCATCATCATCGGATGCCTCGGCAACTACGGCACCGTCATGCCCCAGAAGTTCCTCATCCAGAAGAACGGCGACACCCACCCGACCGAGATCGCACAGCTCAAAGGGTTACGCCTCGTCGTCGTCAACGAGGTACCACCGAACGCTAAGTTCGACGAGGAACTGATCAAGACCCTCACCGGTGAGCCCCGCCTCCGCGCACGCTACATGGGAGAGAATTTCTTCGAATTTGAGAACACCTGCACCCCGATCCTTCTCGCCAACCACCTGCCCCAGGTCGTTGTCGGTGGCACCTCATTCTGGCGCCGTGCCCGCAAGATGGACTTCGAAAATGTCGTCCTCAAACAGGATGAGAACGTCAACCTGGTCGACGAGATCCTGGCGGCCGAGGGCCCCGGGATCTTGCAGTGGATCATTGACGGTGCTGTCGCCTTCCTCACCAGCGGGGAACGCCCGCCCGAGAAGGTCACCATCGCCACGAAGCAGTACCAGCTCGAAGAGGATGTGCTCGCCCGGTTCTTCGACGAGACACTCACCGACATGCCAGGCGTCAGCACAAGCCGTGAGGGAGCGTTCGACCTCTACAAAGCATGGACAGTGCGCCAGGCAGTTACCGCCTGGCCGTTCATTAGATTCTGCCGCGAGATCATCGCCATGCGCCCCGGCACCAACGTCGGCAACAAAAACGAATTCGTCGGTATCACCCTCCAGGCCCAAATGTGGGGGGCGGAAGAGTGAATCACCCACTCCAGCCCGAGTTTGACGCCGCCTACACCAGGGCGGTGTTCGCCTGGACGAGACACATCCACCAGCACCATTCGGTACGCAAGTCAGCGCTCTACACCGGACAGATGGGTCTCTGCCTTGTCTGCCACGAATTCAAGAGAAAGATAAAAGCATGAGCGACGACGTCAAAGACTACGAGGGTATGTGCCTGGCCTGCAAGGCCGGGTTCCCCGACGAAGGCGCATGCACCAACGCCGACTACCTGGCACCGTGCCCGTGGCAGACCGGCCGGTTCATCACGTTGCACGACTACCGCATGGCGATCGTGCGCGCCGACATCGCCGACGAGGCGGCCGGTATCTACGCTGACCCTACCGACGCCACCCCGAACGTTGTTGCCCCCAAGGTCAAGGGAGACAGTGGGTATATCGACCCAGCCGCATGGCCGTCGACCGAAGACATCGGCGGGTTCGTCGACCCGGAAAGCACCGGCCGCAAGCGGGTCAAGAAAATGTACCCCATCCCGGCCGGCACCGCCTGTGAATGGGCCGGCCTCGCCAAAGCCGGCGGCGGCATCTTCCCCATCATCGGCTGCCTGAACAACCCGGCCACAGACTGGCACCACGGGCCGGACAAGAACACGTTGAACAACGCCAAGATGAGCCGTGGTGTCGGCGAATACTCCGAGAACGTGCACATCATCTGCTCGTTCTGTCACAACGCCTGGCACGCCGCCAACGACCCCACGTATCCCACCTACGACCGCATCCTCGACCAGGCGAAGCCCTGGTACCCGTCGGACGCCGACCGCATCACCTACCACGACGCCGTCACCAAAGCGACCACCGAGCAGCTCCTCGCGATCGAGCGGGCCCGCCGAGACAGCTACGACAAAAAAGGCGTCACCCGCCACGGCCGCGGTCCCCGCACAGTGATCACTGACACGGACATAGTCGACGAATCCGAACAACCATAAACTACAATCCTGCTATAGCACTACACCCTCTATGAAAGGAACCACATGCCTCACATCGACGAAAAGGAACTGGCGCGTAACCTCGCCGCGAAAGCGAAACGCAAGGAAGCCGCGCAGAAAAAGCAGGCCGCCGTCGCCGACGCTGCCCGCGAGATCGCACAGAAGTCTCTCGACAAGGCCGGCGAAGTCGACGTCAAAGCCGAGCGCCAGCTCGCGCTCGACCGTGTCAAACTCCTCGACGACGGTAGCACCGGCTACGAGATCAAGGAAGACACTACCTTCCAGGAGGTGGCGGCCAAGCTTGAACACCCCAGCTACCGCGACCTCGCCAACTTCAACGGAGTATGGAACGAGGTGTTCAGCCTCCGCAAGGGGCAGTACATCGTCATCCCCCCGGTATACGTGCCGAAGCTCGACTCAACCAGCACCGAGAAGGCGTAACGCTGCGTTGATATTGTTGATCGCTGTGACCATTTGAGCAGTCGTAGCGTTCGACGGCAAGTTACCGAGGGTAGCCATACCAGGGTCAAGAATCTTCAACGAATCTTTCCCCGTATGTCTGTGACGGGCACCGGCAGCGTCTTCGTTGCCGGTGCCCGTCGCGTGGTGTATGTCTTCCGGCCGGTTCGACGAAGCCTTAGAGTGAAACCAGTCCACGACCTTCTCACTAGGAGGAGTGGCACCCTCCAGATCCGACTCAGAAATGGTCGACAGTGAGGTGAGAATATCATTAGCCATGCCAGCATCATAAACCCGAGAGAAGGAATCATGGTCAACCGCCCGAAAGCGATCGGCACCGCAGCCGAAACCGCAGTGAAAAATGTGCTCTGCGAATACTTCCCCGACGTCGACCGTCGTGTGCTGCACGGCAGCGAAGACCACGGCGACATGATCAACACCGGCGTTTTCTGTTTCGAGGTGAAGGGCGGTGAGGCCGCCAAGAACATGAAGGGCAGCCGCGAAGTCCAAGAGGGCAAGCTGACCACCTGGCTCGCCCAGACCGAAACGGAACGCAAGCATGCCGGCGCCGAGTACGGTGTGCTAGTCACTCAGCGCGGCGGGTACAGCGCAGCCAACGCCGGCAAATGGTGGGCATGGGTCACAGCCGAAACGTTCTCCTATATCGTCAACGGTTACTACGTCAGCCGCAACCCTGTTCGGATGGAACTCAACGACTTTCTGACCATGATCGCCGACCAGGGGCTGACCCCTGATGCGTTCTAAGGGCCCGTCGGGCGCAGATGCGTTCGACGCTTTCATTGACCGCATGGGATCCACCGCCCGCAAACCCAACCTGTACCGTTACGAACCCATGCCGCACCAGGAACTGTTTCACCAGTCCCTCAAAAAGGGCCGCATCCTATTCGGCGGTAACCGTGGCGGCAAGACGTACAGCGGCAGCGCCGACGACCTCCTCATCGCCACCCACCGTCACCCCCACCGTCAGCACCTGTACCGCCAGGGCCCGCTCAACATCCGGTTCATCGGCGTCGACTTCGACCGCGGCATCAACGAGGGGGCGATCCCCATCTACCAGCAGCTCCTCCCGCCGTCCTTCCTGAAAAACGGGAGCTGGGAGGACAGCTACGATCGGCAGGGGCACAAGCTGACGTTGGCTGACAAAACCACGATCAGCTTCATGAGCTACGAACAGCACGCCAACAAGTTCCAGATCGTCGCGCTCGACCACATCCACTTCGACGAAGAACCGCCTGAGGCGATCTTCAAAGAGTCCATGCTGCGCCTGGTCGACCACTCTGGTTCCTGGACGTTGTCCGAGACTCCGGTGCAGCAGCTCGAATGGGTACAGGACCAGCTCATCGAGCCGGCCGAGGCTGGCCTCCGCGACGACATCGACGTCTTCTACCTCGACACTCGCGACAACACCCACCTCCCCAGCGAGGAGCTAGCCACCCTCGAAGCGACCATGACCGAGGAGGAGAAGATCGTCCGACTCGCCGGCAAGTACCCTGGCGGCAACCTGGTCTTCCCCGAGTTTGACCGTAAGTACCCCAGCGTCATCCCCGCCGAAGCGTTCACCCTCACCGACGAGCACGTCGTGTATTGCAGCATGGACTACGGGTATGCCAACCCCACCGTGTTCGCGTACACCGCCGTCCACCCCGACGGCACCATCACCACGTTCAAGCTGCTCTACGCGCCGAACATCATCGTCTCCGAATGGGTAAAGCTGGTGCACAAAGCCAACCGTGAGGTCGGTGAGCTGCTCGGCCTGGGGCCCGACAACGGCTGGCGCCCCCACCTGTACGTCGGTGACCCGTCGATCGGCAGCAGGGGAGGCGCCGGCCAAACCGGCATCACCATCCAGCAGGCGTACAGCATGGGCGGCATCCCCATCGCGGTTGAAGGTATCGTCGCCGCCAGGACGAAGAACCAGAACATCGGCCTGAACAAAATGCACACCTACCTCCGCAAGCGCCCCGCCACGCACCCTGATCGTCCCGGCCAGCCGTGGTGGCAGATCACCGACGAATGCCCTCAGGGCATCAACGAAATGAAGAAGGCTCGCAAGCCGAAGCAGACCGCGGCGAACAAAGAGGTGAAGAACACCAGCGAGGAGATCCGCGACAAGGACAACCACTTCATCGACGCGATCAAGTATCTGTTCATCCTGACGCACGATCTCCGGCCGGTGGAGTACCGCGACGAGGCCGACGACCTCACCCCTGAGGAAGCGGGGATGCTCAATCTCCCCATGCCGGCACCAACCACACACCAACAAGCGTATGATGCTATGGTGTCAGACAAGTCGGCGTGGGAGATCCACGGCGGCGATAACTACGCATCCCTGGAGGACTAAATGCAAGAGCGGCCTTTTACCTACCACACCCGGGGAGACTTTTCACCGGCAGCCTGCCTCGTTAGCGGGCGCACCGAGAACCTGATCGACCTCGGCGCCCAAGACATCTACGGCTACGGCCGCGTCTACCTCGACATCGTCACGTTCGCCGAGCTGGCAACGGCTATGGGGTTCATCGACGGTGAACAGCACAAGGCAATGGCGCGCACGTATGACGCCGAACTCACCCATGCGCGCACAGAACTCGCCACGATCGCTGCCGACCGCATCATCGACAAGCACATCTACGAGGCCCAGCTCGCCGCCCTCACCTCCACACCCAACCGAGAAGCATTGAAGGAGTTTTACGATGGAATCACTGATCTGGTTGGCGGTCTTACTGATCGTCTTTTTCGCCCTGGTGACGGGGTTCCTGATCTTCCTGTACCTACAGACGAGCAAAGCGCTGTCGTCAGCGACATTGGGGCAGTTGGAAGCGGTAAGCGCGCTGTACCGCGACGCGGAAAAGCGAAGCCAGCAGCAGGCCGAAGCAAGCCAGAACTCGATAGCCAAAGCGGTTACAATGACGCTGACGGAGATTCAGAAGTCACACCAGCAAGCCCTCCAGTCGGTGGATCTGAGCTACATGAGAGCGCTGAGCGGGACGAACCAGCAGACGGAGACGTTGAGCCGGATCTTGAAGGATTCTTTGACCCTGCTGGGAACTAAGGACCCGATCGCCTACCAAATGGCCCAAGGGGCAAGTTCTCTCCCCCGAGAAAGCCCTGGTGAGTCTTATACTGCAATGGACGAAACTGTAGAAAAACGTGCTACAGAAGATTTTGCCCGATCCTACCTGGAAAGAATGGTGAGCAATGCCTCAGCCAACACCGCCGAAGGCACTCCAGGGGCCAGCCCATTTGCAGAGTTTGCTGGAGAGGCTCCGTGGACAAGCGATTGACACCACGGCACCGATCGCCGAGGTGGCCCCGCTGATCGAAATGCTCGCCGAGGAAGACCTCAAGAAACTGAAAAAGACGGAGGAGGCCGGCAAAATTGTCGGCCTCGTCCAGCAGTGGCGGGCTGCGTGCATCAGTGCACGCAGCTCGGAGGAACGCCAGTGGTACAAAGACCTCGACATGTACCAGGGCCGCCAGTTCTCCGAATGGGACAACCAGCACCGCACAATGGTGACCCGGCCTTCACCGTCCGAGGTTCGCATCGCGGTGAACATCATCGAGCCCATCGTGCGTACCGAAATGGCGAAGACCGGCGTGAACCAGCCGACCGTCACGGTGCAGCCGGGCAGTAACGACGACGGCGACAAGCTCGCCGCGCTCGCCGCCGAGCAGGTCGTCAAATGGTTCCACGAGACCAGCGAATTCCAGACCACCGTATTCAACCCGGCCAACTACTGGCGCACCGTCACCGGCAATGGGTTCATCAAGACGTACTTCGATCACACCGTCAACGACGACGCTGCGACCGCCGCCGCCCGCATCACCTACAAGCAGAAGCTCAAAAAGGCCGAGCAGCAGGGTGTTCAGCCTGGCGCGATGGAACCGCCCCCCGAAGTCATCAAGGGCAAGATCCGTGCCAAGCACGTCACCCCGTTCCACCTCCTCGTGCCGGACATGGAAGAGGTCAACCTCCAGGATCAGGAATATTTGATCCACCAGTACACCATGCCGTTCGAGCGTGCCCGCGTCGCCTACGAAGCGTTCATCCCCGAGGACTGGGCACCGGCACTGATCACCTCCACCAGCATCCTCCAGCTCAACCACCTCGGAATCCAGGGTGGCAACAACGCCGCCCCCGACAGCGTCCTCATCCTGGAGACCTGGGTCAAGCCAGGCGTCACGAAGCTGCTCCCCCTCGGCGGGCTCATCATCCTCGTCGGTGACGAGCTGGTCGCCCTCGCCAACGAAGGCATGCCGTACAACCACGCTGAATTCCCGTTCGCGCACATCAGCGCGATCGACACCGGCCGGTTCTACCGTAAGAGCGTTGTCGCCTCGTGCACCCCGCTCCAGAACGAAACCAACCGCACGTTCGCCCAGGTGATCAAGCACAAGAACCTCGCCGTCAAGCCTCAGTTCTTCTACGACGAAGGCTCCCTCGACCCGGCGATGTGGCGCAGCAAAGCAGGGTCGCTGATCCCGATCCGGCTCGGCATGAAGTACCCGACCCCGGTCGTGTACCCCAACATGCCCCCCTATGTCATCAACCTCATGGACAGCGTCAAGTCCACACTCGACGACATCAGCGGCCAGCACCAGGTGTCCCGGGCGATCAGCCCCGGCGCCGACACTGCCGCGAGCGCCCTCGCAATCCTCCAAGAAACCGACGACAACTTCCTGTCCAGCGCGTTCTCCAGCATCCGCACCGCGCTCCGCACCGTCTTCCGTCAGTACCTGACGTTGGCCGTCCAGTTCTGGGACGAGCCCCGCCTCATCAAAATCGTCGGCACCGACAGCCCGTTCGACACCCGCATCCTCGCCGGCAGCAACCTCACCGAAGGTGCTGACGTCCGTGTCGACGCCGACAGCATCCTCCCCGTATCGAAGGCCGGCAAGCGCGCCCAGATCACGGAATGGATTGACAAGGGGATCGTCCCTCCCGACATCGGCCTCGAAGCGATGGAAATGGGCACGCTCGGCAAAGTGTTCGACCGCATCAAGATCGACCGCGACCAGGCCATGCGCGAAAACGTCGACATGCGAAACGCCGACGTCGCCGTCATCCAGCAGCACCAGGCTCTCCAGCAGGAATCCATCGACATGATCTCCGGCGCCACCGGCGAACCTCCGATCGGCCTCCCTGACGTTGACCCCATGAGCGGCACCCCCGCACCCATGAAGCCGCAACCGTTCTTCCCGATCGGTTGGATGGACAACGACCTCGTACACAGCGACGAGCACCGCAACTTTGCGAAGACGCAAGCGTACAAAGACCTTGCGCCTGAGATTCAGATGGAGTTTCAGCTCCACACCGAAGCGCACGACGAACGTGCCATGCAGCAGCAAGCTATGCAGCAGGCTATGGCGCCGGCCGGCGCCCCCCAAGACGGTGCACCCGAGGAAGACCCCGGCGCATCCCAGCAAGACCAACCCCCGTCGCAGGAAGCGGCATAACAAGGAAATGAGCAAACCATGAGCATGCCCCTCCAGTCCGGCCCTCCCGCCGACGCCACCGTCGAAGCGCCCGCAGTTGAAGCGCCCGCAGTTGAAGCGCCCGCCGTTGAAGAGCCCGCAGCCCTGCACCCCGCATGGGCCCGCACCCTCGACGAAGCCGGCATCCCCGACATGCTGCGCCCCAAGCTCATCGAGCAGATCCGGCGCAGCGAGGCCGAAGCGAACTCAGCCGTTGAAAAAGCGAAGGCCGAGTCCGTCGACCCGTCCTGGCGCGAATTCATCGAAATGAGCAAAGGCGTCAACGCCTCCCCCGAAGACCTCGTGCGCTCCTGGAACGCCACCCAGGAAATGGTCAACGACCCGTTCGGCCACATGGACCGCTTCACCGCCCAGGTCGACGAGCTGGTCAAGTCCGGCAAGATGCCGGCCCGCCAGGCCGCGGCCGTCAAGGCTGACGAACAGCAGCAGGTCAACGAAATCATCGGGCTCGAAACCCCCGAGCAGCAGCAGATCGCCGCGCTCCAGAGACGTCTCGACGACCAGGACACCGAGCGCGCACAGCAAGCCGAACTGTCCCAGGCCGACGAGTACGCCAACCTGTTCTACGGCGAACTCGACAAAGCCACCACAGGGCTCGACCTCGACCAGTCCGGCAAGGACAATGTACGCGACCTCGCCGACACCGCGCTGTTCAACGACAAGACCGGGCGCCTCACCCCTGCCGAAGCGATCACCAACGCTATCGCCCGGCTCGGAATCAAAGCAGCAGCAGCCCCCGCCGGCAACCCGCCCATGCCGATCGGTGGTGGCGGCAGCAGCATCCCCGCCACCGTCAAGGCGAAGTTCGCCAACAATGACGCCCGTGAGGCCGCCATGCTCGACGAGGCACGCCGGGTTTTAGCACAAAACAACTAAGTTCTGCTACGATCTGATCAGATCGAGCTGCGTACAGCCTCACAGGGTCAGGGCCAGTGGATTCATCATTTTTCATTCCACTATCCCTGTGAGGAGTACCACAATGGCTAACGACCTGGCAGCCGCCGACGCAATCACCAAAGTTGGTTACGGCGACATGCACGAGCAGATGGACAATTTTGTCGTCGCGCTCCGTCTCGTAAAGCGAGGCGCCAAGTACATCAAGGACGGCAACGTCGAAGTTCAGTTCGCCACCCACATGTCCCGCAACCAGGGCATCGGTGCACGTAACGAAATGGACGACCTCCCCAGCGCCGGCCAGAACAAGGACGCGCGGGCCACGATTCGCCTGAAATACCAGTACGGTGCCATTCAGGGCTCCGGCCAGGTTTTCAAGCAGGTCTCGACCAACACCCAAGGCTTCATCGACTGGATGGGCCGCGAAGTTTCCGGTATCAAGGAAACGCTGGAGCGTGACCTCAACCGTCAGGTCTACGGTGACGGCACCGGCACCCTCGCTCTCGTCACCGTCGCTGCGACCGCCGGCACTAGCTTCACCGTCGACGACGCCCACTTTGTCGAAATCGACATGCAGATCGACGTACTCACCGCAGCCACCCTCGGCAACGCCACCCCCACCAAGGGGAACACGGCACTGCTCACGGTGACCGGTGTCAACACCACCACCAACGTCATTACCGTCTCCGGTGGTACTGTCACCGCAGCCGTCGGTTCCGCACTCGTGCGCGCCGACACCGGCGTCAACTCGTGGAAGAAAGAGTGGGAAGGTCTCGGTCTCATCACCGGCACCGGCACCCTCCACAACATCAACCCCACGACCTGGCCGCGCTGGACCCCCGGCTACCTGGAGTCCTCGGTTGGTACTCTCGCCGAGCTGGACCTGACCCACCTGGTTCAGGGTGTCCACCAGAACGGTGCCACCATCACCGACCTCCTCACCAGCTACGGCGTGGTCAACGCATACTGGAACATCCTCCAGGGCAAGCGTCAGTACACCGGCGACGCCGTGAAGAACCTGAGTGGCGGTGTCACGACTCCGACCTTCCAGAGCGTGTTCGGCGACATCCCGATCACCCCGGACTGGGCCTGCCCCAAGGGCACCGTCTACGGGATCAACAAGAACGAAATGTGGCTGCACCAGCTCACTGACTGGGAATGGCTCGACAAGGACGGTTCCATGTGGGACCGCGTCCCCAACAAGGACGCCTGGCGGGCAATCATCGGTCAGTACAGCAACATCGGCGTCTTCCGTCGCAACGCTTTTGCGAAGCTGACGGGTATCACCGAGGCGTAAGCCACCCCCCGTACCTAAAGGCCCGGCATCACTTCTGCTCAAAGAGGTGCCGGGCCTTTAGACTGTACCCAAACCGAGGAGGAGCAACATGGGTCACATCGACTTCAACGACATTGCGAACGGGCTGCTCACAGAGAAAGCCCGCCACATCGCGCAAATGGTCAAGGACGTTTCTGGCGGCAAGCTGGAGCTGCGCCGCATCCCCGAAAACGATCCTGCCTTCCGCCCTCCGAAGGTGTTCGGCGTGTGGGAATTCAACGTCGCCAGCGACCAAACCCCGTGGGTGTTCACCCTCATGGAAATGTCCATCGACGAGCGTGTCATCGCCCGCATCATCGAGAACGACTTCAAACGGCAGGGCGCCAGCGAACGTTTCGCGAAGCTCATGGCGGTGGAGCAGGCTGAGAAAGCCAGCTCCCTCAAAAAGTATGCTGACAAGCAGGCTGAGCGCAAGGAAGAAATGCTGGCGATCGGCAAGATGAGCCAGTACAAGTCGCAGTTCACCCACGTCATCAACGGTGAAAAAGTCATCATCGGTGACACCATCCGCTCCCCCCGAAAGACCGTCTAATGGCTAACGAAACTTTCAGCTACCGCGGCACCCGCCTGGCCCAGGAGGTCAAGGACCAGTTCGGTGACACCAGCGGCGCCCAGATCACCGACGGCATGCTGCTCACCTGGATCAACAACGGCATCCGTGAGATCGCCGTCGCGCACCCGTACCTGGAGACCAGCGCCACCACCAACATCCTCGCCGGCATCAACGTCTACAACATGCGGATGGTTTTCCCCGCCAACCGGATCCAAACATTCAGCATGGTGCTCGCCAACGGCCGCCCGCTCACGCATCACAGCATCGCCGACTACAAACGCATGATCGAGAAAGTCTCTGAGGTTGAGAACAAGGGCGCCCCCACCGACTACACCGTGTTCGGGGGTAGCCTCACGTTGTGGCCGACACCGACCGAGACCGTCACCAAGGGTCTCACACTTTACTTCTACCAGATGCCTGAGGATGTCACCACCCTCGACGATATCCTCACCAGCCCCGACCGTTACTACAACGCGCTCAAAGAATTCGTGCTCGGCCAGGCGAAGGTGCTCAACGACGACCTCGACGGTGCCGCGCTCGCTTTCCAACGCCACGAGCAGTCGGTGCAACGTCAGTTCGCTCAGCAGACCGAAAGCCCCAACGCCTACTACCCCACCATCGGCGCAGACCCCGACGATGAAGATGGGGCGTTCTTCTAATGCCGTCGAAAGCGTCGCCGCTGACGAACTGGTCAGGAGGGTTCAACAACATTTCCTCGGCGTACAGCCTCGACGATTCCGAGCTGTCTATGGTGCTGAACATGGAGCTGGGAGCTGACGGTGCCCTCACCGGCCGGCCGGCAATCACCCGATTCACCACCACGGGAACCCACATTCAGCCCCTCGGCTACTATGTGCCAGAGAACGGTGCCACCAGCCTGGTGTTCGCCAACCTCAATTCGACGTACATGGTAGACATCGCGACGAAAGCTCAAACCACCCTCTGGGGGCAGCCCGCCAGCGGGTTCGTCCAGTACGACAACAAGATTGTGCTCATCAGTGAGACCGTAGCTGGCGGCTACTGGGAGAACGGCACCTTTGTCGGCACCCCCACAATGCCCAAGGGCTCCGACATCGTCTTCTACCAGGAACGGTTCTGGGCATTCGGTGTCAAGGGATCCGCATTCAGCACAACGTTCTGGTTCTCCGACCTCAACGTCATCACCCCCGCACAATCAATCTGGAACTGGCAAGTCAACAGCAACTTCCTGACCGTCGCCAAAGGTGACGGGCAGTGGATCACCGCGCTCGTCGCCGACACCAACGCGCTCTACGTTGGCCGCTCCGGCAGCACCTGGAAATTCACCTACCCCGGGCTCCCCTCCGACGGCACCCTCCGCTGCGTCAACGTCAGCATCGGCGTCGACAACAAATACTGCATCCAGCCCTACGACAACTGGTTCCTGGTAGTCAACGGCGGATTCCTCTACCAGTTCCTCAACGACCGCTACTACGCGCTCAACCAGAAAAAAGTCCGGTTCGATCGCCGAGCTTTTGCCGGAACGCTGCTGCACGAAACCCGGCTGAGCGTATTCGGCCGCCGTGCGATCGTCAGCTTTTTCGGCAACCTCTACGTCTACAACATCATCACCACGACCTGGTCCATGTGGGACAGCCCCACCAGTCTCGCCAGCCAGTTCTTCACCATCCCGCCGAGCAGCACCACCGGTGACAGCCGTGAGGCCCTGGCGATCAGCGCCGACCCTGACGTTGGTAAGCGTGGGCTCTGGATGATCCAGGATGAACCCCTCCCCCTGGGAACTGTCGGTGAGGACATCCAGGGCATGATCATCACCAAAGCCTACGACTTTGGCACCGGCGTCAACTTCAAACGCATGACAAACTGGAACATCGAAGCGCAAACCGCTCTCGGCGTCGAAGGTATCGCTATCCCCACCTCGATCCCTGGGGCCTCCGTGACCTGGAATCAGATGAACGATACGACCTGGAACCAGCTCGACTTTGGCTCCTGGAACAACCCGCTGCTCATATTCGCGGAGTACATCGACACCGCATCCTTCCCCACGCAACTGCCAGTCCTCGGCGTCTTCAAGCTGGCCGCCCGGCTCAAATTCACCCGGTGCACATTCCAAATCTTCCTCAACTTCGACGGCACCGCCAGGACATCCCCCACCAGGCTTATCGGCATCATCCCGTTTCTCATGGTGGAGGCCAGCGTTTCGAAGAAGGTGACCTAATGGCAGAGTACGGGCCCATGATGGGCAAATTTGGCACCTACGATGAGCAGATTACTGGGGCAAAAATGTACGGCCCTGGTATGATCGGCGCCGCAACCAGCGGCAAACTAGGTTCTGCCGGATACAATGAGCGCGAGCGCAAAAACGATCGTAAGAAAAAGGCCATGAACCGTCAGGCCATTCAGCAACGTGGGGCGTTCGGCCCGAATCTAGGAGGACAGTAAAATGGCAGGTTACATGGCCGACGGTATCGGCATCAAGCGAGGTACGAAGCCTCGGCGTTCAGCGCTCCCTCCCCGTCCGGCCCCCCGGCAGACCATGCCGGTGACCTCGGCCGACCGTAACCAGGACCGCAACATGGCTGCGCGTGCTCAGCCCGGATACAACCAGCCGGCACCGGCCCCCGCGCCCCCCGCGCAGTCTTACGGCGGCGGCGGCGGCGGCTCCCGCGGTGGTGGTGGCGGTGGCGCAGCAATGGCACAGCCGGCACCCCCCGCGCCGCCCGCTGTCCCCCGTGTCAGCCTGGAGGACTACATCCGCGGCAACTTCCTGTACAAGAACCAGGAAGCGGAGAACCAGCGTCTGCTCGGTGACTACGACGCGCAGACCATGATGGGTCAGCAGCAGACCGAAGCTGACCAGACCAGCCGCCGCACCGACCTCAACCGCACGATGGACGAAGCCGGCGTCGCCAACGCGAACGAGAAAGCTGCCCGCGGAACTCTCCGCAGCGGGTTCACCTTCCAGGACCAGGAAAAGATCAACGTCCAGGGCACCCAGCAGCGCAAGTTCATCGACGACCTCCTCACGAACTTCATCGCACAGCGCGGCTCTGGCCGTGTCAACGAGCAGGCTCAGGGTCGCAACCGCAGCAACTCGGTGATGACGAGCCTCACTGACCAGTTCAACAAGACCCAGAACTTCTAAGGGGACTGACATGGCCAAGGGACCAACAGGGACCGCCGCATGGCGGGCCGCCGCGAACAAGGCACAGCGTGGATCGCTGCGCTCAAACAGTAAGCCCCGCGACCTCACCGTCAAGCGTGGTGGTGGGGGCGCCGAGCCTGCCGGTTTCGACCTGTTCTCCACCGCCGTTGGCTCCATTCTGGGGCTGCTCAACGGTGAAGCCCCTGCCGGCGGCAGTGGCGGTGGTGGTGGCGGCGGATCCCGTAGTGGCG